CTCAAATGACGCCTACTCAAAACCCTAGAACGTACAATATGCAACTAGGGAAGATTCGTAGGGCTCAGGAAGATTTAAATCTTCTTCTAGAGGATTATCGAAAAGAGGTTAGGCGCAAGGTGGTCTTCATCCTACCTGCTGGGGCTGGAGCTGAGAAGTTTACTCAGATTGCTTCTGAAGGATGTTTTTCCCTAGATGCAAAAGAATTGTTTAATAAGATAACGGATAAGATTAGTCCGGTTTTATATGGCAATCAACCATTTAACGCCTCTACTCTTGATACCGCTATGTCGTATTTTGCTGAACTTGCAGATACTATTGGAATTACTAGCTATCCTCAAGTTATTTTTAAAGCTAAGTATGCTAAGAAATTAGGTAGTAAACAGGACTTATCTGAGTCTCTTAAAGAATCTATGTCGGAATCTATTGGCTCTGATATCGTGGGTCACTACTCAGTTCATGCAGTTGCTCAACTAGCTATTAATGAGAAGTTTGCTGGAAAAGTTGTTCCAGTAGTTCTACACTCAGACGATGCTGAGTTTATCCAGCAACTATCCGAAAGCTTAAAAAATATTACGAGCAATGTATTTGTAATTGATAGTAAAGAAGATGTAACAGATAAAGAAGTTGAGGCAGCGCTTAAGAAAATTAAAAAAGCTGTGGTATAATATATTAACACTCTAAAGGAGAATGTATGAAAATTGGTAAGGCAAACTACTCAGGTAATCAAGGCTCTAAACGTAAAATTGCAAAACTTAATGATGGTGATAACGTATACCGTATCCTTCCGCCACTAGGTTCAATGGCTGATAAAGGTCGTTGGTCAACATACCTACGTGTTGAATGGGGATATAAAGATTCTCAAAATAACAATCGTCCATTTCAAGATGTGCGTGTTGTAAATAAGAAAACCAAAATGGTTGAAGTAGAGTCAGCAGCTCACCTAGTACGTGAGTTTATTGCTGAAAAGCTGAAAGAAGTAACCGAGCAGTATCGTGCTGGTAAGGCTACTCAGAAGCAAGTTGAAGATATGAAAGAAAAGTCTATGCAGTTTAACCTAGATTCTAAGCACTATGTAAATGCTGTGAATTCTCAAGGTGAAATTGTTCTACTTAAGATTGGTCACAAGGCTAAGCTTACTCTAGATTCAGCAATCAAAGAGCTTGAAGCTCAAGGTATTGACCCACTATCAGTTGATAATGGTCGATTCTTTAACCTTCGCCGCTCAGGTCGTGGGCTGGATACTACTGTAAATATTTCAGTAGTTAAAGAAAACGTTAAAGTTGATGGTATGGGCGTTCTTCAAAGAGATATCGTGCATGTTCTTGACGAAGCTTTTCAAGCTCGATTAGCTAATGAAGCTACAGACCTAGGTACTCTAGACAAAATGTACCCAGTACTATCCGCTGAAGAAGTTGACCAAATCGTTAAGGGTGGGGCTGAGGCGGTTGACCGCATCATGGGACCACGCAATAAGCAGGATTCGGTTCCTGTCGATGAAGACGGTCCTGAAGATTCAGCTCCTCAGTCATCTCAGCCAGCGCCTTCAAATAACAGCCAAGCTCTCTCAGGAGCTTCAATGTTAGCTAAGTCTGAACCAGCTCCACAAGAGCAGTTGGCTTCTACAGGTTCTGATAGCTCTAAACCGCTTCTAGATAAAAATAAATTCCTAAGGGATTTAGGATTGTAAGATGAGTGAAACGATAGTTGTATCAGCAAGTATAGATAGAACCGAACTTACCATTCCGGGGTTCGGTTCTCATCCTACACTCAAGCTAGATACCTCCAAGATTAAAGAAGCTGAAAGTCGTTTGAGCGAAGCTCAAGTAGCTAACCCAGCGACCTATGCTAATCTAGAGTATATTTACAACGAAGGCTATCGTGAAGCTAAACGTCATCTTAGTGTAATTGGATACCAGATTACCTTAGCTGAGAAGTCCTTAAGAGAGGCTAAATCAATCGCTCTATTGGATAACTATCAGCCTTTTCTAAAAGAAACAGGTCACAAAGATAGTGCTCAGATTAGAGATGCGTTCTTAGAAAGAGACCCTGACTATACAGGCGCTCAGGATAGAATTGATATGTTAAAGGCTATGGAAAAGTTGATTGAAGGTAAGGTACATGTATTTGAGAATACGTGTCGTTATATGAAGAAGAACATGGATTTAATAATTAGAAGTGGTGTAGATACTAATAAATACTCAAGAATTGGAGGGTAGTGTGAACGGTAAAAAAGCTAGAGCAATTCGTAAAGCAAGTGAACTAAATGAGAAATTGGATTTGAGAAGTCCAGACTATAGAGTTAGTAAAGAAAAAAAGAAAGTCGTTTACGATAGTGAAATGGTTGATGGGCTTATGGTAACTAAAGCTAGGACTATTACTCTTCAAAGTATTGTGAATCTAAACAAGCTTCAGTATCGTAAATTTAAAAAGACCTTTAACGATATGCCAAAATCGTCTCGGTCAGTAATTCAAGAAAACCCAAAAGAGTAATATGGAAAGTCTTTTTTCTGGATGGGTTTATAGGATAACTAATATAAAGAATAATAAAGTTTATATTGGTATTACTACATTAAATCCAGAAAAAAGAATAAAACAGCATTTCTCTATAAAAAGGTCTGGATGCCCTAGATTAGCAAAAGCTTTGTCAAAATATGGTGTAGAAAATTTTAAATGGGATATTGTTGATACGGCAGATTCTATACAAAAACTAACTGAAAAAGAAGTGTACTATATATCTGTATTTAAATCTAATAAACCTAAATACGGATACAATATATTGTCGGGCGGGTTTTGTAATGAAGGCGCTATAAAAGCTAGAAGATGCGCTATCTATAATGTAGATTCTGGAGAAATATTTCAGTCAGTTAAGCAAGCTGGTAAGTTTTACGGAATCCCTAA